GCTATATGGCGGCGGCGGCGGCAATGCGCAGGGCGGACAACTAGGCGCCAATGGCGCACAGGGCATTGTCTTTCTTTCCTACTCGCCAGCCCAAGTTGCGGTCGCCATCACGGAATCTTCTGACGCTGTAGCCGTCTCACTTAACGCGGCGCAGACAATATCAGTTGCCATTACCGAGTCACCGGACGCTGTTTCTGGGTCGATGCTATCTGGGGCAATGCTTGACATTGCCATTACGGAATCGCCTGACGTTGTTGATATCCAGATGCTGGCAGAGGCTTTGCTGGCAGTTGCCATTACCGAGTCACCGGACGCGGTATTCGCGGCTCTCGGCTATGAGATCAATATCAGTATAACCATCGGTAGCGAGGACGCCGACACGGTTTCTATCGTGCTGGATAACCCGAACTCTTGGGCCGCTTGCACGCCAATAGATACCACTTGGACCGATTGCACGCCGACCGACACGACATGGACGAATTGCACTAATCCCTCAACAGACTGGACCGTGAATTAATGGGCATCGCCACGTTTGCCGATCTCAAGGCCCAGGTTATTGCCAATCTCAACCGCCCAAACCTCACCGCGCAAATCCCGTACTTTATCCAGCTTTGCGAGACCAGGATCGCCTACGGCTCGCAGGAGCAGCCATTTCCGTCCGACCCGCTGCGTATCAGGCCCATGGAAGTATGCGCCTCAGCGACCTTTAGTGGCCAAGAGGTTGAGCTTCCCGATAACTTCGTCCAGATCCGCCGCATCTACCTTTCCGGCACGCCAAATGGGCGGCTGAACTTCGTAACGCCAGATCAATTCTGGGTTGATGTCCGCTCTACACAGAACGGCCAGCCCCAGGTTTACACAATCGAGGGCGATAATATCCAACTGGCCCCGATCCCGGACACCCCCTACACGGGCAAGATTCTCTACTACAAGAAATTCACCGCGCTGTCTGATGATGCGGACACCAATTGGCTATTGGTCAATGCACCGGGCGTCTATGTCTACGGGACGCTTCTGGAGGCCTTCAAGTACATCCGCAACTCGGAAAAGGCGACGGAGAACCTCAACGCCTTCGCCGGCACGGTCAATGCGCTCAACGACGCCGATAAGGCGGACAGATATTCAACCCCGTGGGCTGCTCGCTCGGATGGCTTCACGCCGTGAAGCGGGTAACACTTTCCAATTGGGAACCGGACAAATTCGGGCTTTCCAATCAGGGGCAGACTGACGCCAAGAACGTCTATCACACCGGGTCGGGGTATACCCCGGTTAAGTCCCTGTCGCAGATTTCCACGACCGGCTTGGACGCCAAGGCTCGGGGCGCGTTCTCTGCGCAGGATTCCAGCAATACAACGCACAATTTTGCAGGCGACGAGAGCAAGCTTTACTCGCTATCCGGCATAGCCTTCAGCGATGTATCGAAGGTAGGTGGCTATAACGTCTCGTCCAGCGAGCATTGGTCGGCAACGCAGTTCGGCCATCGGGTCATCTTCACCAATATCTCGGACCCGCCGCAATACTTCGACATGGACACCTCAACGCTGTTTGACGATCTGGCGGGCACGCCTCCGCAGGCCCGGTATGTTGGAACGGTTCGGGATTTCGTTGTTCTTCTCAACACCACAAATTCCCCGCAAGAGGTTGCTTGGTCAGGGTTCAACAATTCCGACCAATGGACGGCTGGAACCAACCAGAGCGACACACAGACCCTTCAGGGTGGCGGGAACATCAACGGCTTCATCGGCGGGGAGGTGGGTTACATCTTCCAAGAGCGGGCCATCACCCGCATGACCTATGTCGGGCCGCCGCTCTATTTCCAGTTCGATCTCTTGGAGGATGCCAGGGGGCTTATCGCTCCGGGCTCTCTCGTCCGGTCTGGGATACTGATGTTCTTCTATTCCCAAGACGGCTTTTACGTGAAGGCCGGAGATTCGCCCTCAACACCAATCGGGAATCTAAAAGTAGACGATTGGTTCAAGGAACACGCTCAGGCCAGCACATACCAGCAAATCACTGCCTCCGTTGATCCGGCGACAAAGACAGTGGCCTGGTCCTTTGTTTCAACCGATTCCGCCACCTCGGACAATCCGGACACTGTTCTTCTCTACAACTGGCAAAGCGAGCAATGGTCCTACGCCAAGGTAGACCATGAAATGCTGCTGCCCACACTCTCTGTGGGCGTGACGCTGGAGCAGTTGGGGGCGCTGTATCCCGATCTGGAAACAGTACCACTCAGCCTGGATGATCGCTTTTGGGCCGGGGGCACCGCCTCGCTCGGGGCCTTCGACCTGACGCACAATCTTGCTCAGTTCGCCGGGGTTAATTTAGCTGCATCCGTCACCACTGCCGATGTTGAACCATTTCCGGGCCGCAGGGCGTTCATCACCAACTCCCGGCCCCTTACCGACACGGAAGACGCGACTGTTGTTTGTGAGAGCCGGGAGAGGTTTTCGGACACGCTGACAAGCACAAGCATTGCTGACATGCAGAGCAATGGTGATTGCCCGCTTTTGGCTTCGGGGCGCTATCACCGCTTCAGGATAGACATCCCGGCGGCGGTGGATTGGACGTATGTAAACGGCATTGATGTTGACGCCGCAGATGATGGCGACCAATGACGCGGCATCTGCCGGCGGGCGGCGGAACCCCCCGCGAAGTCTCCAACGCCATCAATCAGGTTATCAGCGGCAAGATCAATTCGGTGGGGACTGTGACGCTCAATGCTGGGGCGACGAGTACCACGGTCAATAACCCGCTGGTGTCGAAGTCCAGCGCCATTGCATTCCAGGCCCAGACCGCACACGCGGCGGCCATAGCCACGCCTTACGTCACGCAAGCGAACATCACAGAGGGGGCGAGCTTTGTGATTACGCACGTGAGTAACGCAAATGTCGATCTCGATTTTTCCTATGTGATCCTGGGATAAAATGGCCAATTCATCCTTTAACAACATCCTCGATATTCAGGGCCTTCTCCCAGTAGACCTTCATTCGTCCAATCCATACCCCGTGCCGTTTTCGCAGCCCATCAGACCCACGGTTCCGCAAGCTGCCCCAGCGCCCGTAGCTGGCGTGGCCTCCAATATGTTGCCGGGCTCTGCATCGCCTCCCGCATACAACCCCATGAACGGCGGCGGCGGGACGTTCGGAGATAGCTCTCCGGGCTTTGCTGGCGCGAGTGATCCGTTCTTTGCCCTGAGTGGCATGGGTGGTGGCGGCAGCTACAGCGGGTTCAGCGGCGGCGCTGGCGGCGGTTATGATCCTTCGTGGTTTGGTGGCTACGGCTCGGATATCAACCCTGCACAGCTTACCAATGGGCTAGGAAGCCTGAATTGGGGCGCGTTCGGCGACGGGCTATCCAACCGCTTCGATTCCCTCACGGCCTCGCCATACTTTGATTCCGACAATGCGATACAGGCGGGCGTAAATGGTCTTGGGCTGTTATCTCCGTTCGCCGGCATTGGCGCGGGCATCGCACAGGGGTTGGGGCTTTGGAATGGCGGGCTCCCGACAGGCAATTCGCTCGCTGATATCGCGGCCACCCCTGGCGGGATTCAAAACGGCTCGTCCTATTTGACCAACCAGCTTTGGCAGTTATTCGGCGGCACACCACTCACTGGCGATCCGAATATGTCAGGCCCGGGCGGGTTCAATGGCGGACCCGGCGGCTATATCCCCGCGCAGGTCATGGGCCCCAATCCTGACGGCTCTGCTTACGGCTCAGTTCCGACGCCGACAGCGCGACCGGATGACGGCGGGACCGGGGAAATTTACGGCGGGGGCGATTTCATCGGGACCAGCGGCGGCGGGGCCGGTGGCGGTTTCTACGGGCCGGGCGGACAGGCGTTCGACATCGGTGGCGCGAGCATCTTCAATTCCATTGGCCTCTCGCCCTTGATGACGGGTGACATGGGCGGCGCTTGGGGTGGTGGCACAAGCGGCGGCGGGACTGGTGGCGGTTGGGGTACTGGGTCTTTGTCTGCCGATGACAACGGCGGGTGGGGCCAATAGTGCATCTGGTACAGATCCCGCCGGATGCGCTTTCCAAAGCAGAGATGTGGGCCCTGATCTGTCCCATTCTCGAACGCGGCGTAGAGCGTTCCCATAACACCGAGACGGTCGAAGGCAATCTACGCGCCATCATGGCAAAGCAGAAACAGCTTTGGGTGGCGATCAGCGATGAAAAGAAGATCATCGCGGCAGCGGTGACAATGCTTCACCAGTACCAAACCGGACTGAAAGAGGCGGTCATTCTCGTCCTTGGCGGCGAGGACGGAACGCTAAGTGAAATTCTTGATTTGCGCGGC